TAGACAGCTAATTGGTGCAGATCATCTGCAAGTGCTTCTATCACTGATATTAAATTTAAAAAGAATCCTGATGCTATTACTAGATAATCAGACAGTCGCACTGGGCGATTAAGATTATTATCGTTATTCACCCAGCGCTCCTATCAATAAAATAATTTAAGCCTTCTTACCCTTACGACCTGCTGGTGTGTATCCGAAGAATACTTTTCCAGTTGTTGGCAGTGCTCCATTCTTGCCCTCTACAGGCTTTGTTTCAGTAGCCTTTGCTCTTGATCCTTTGTTCATTTGTTCACCCCCTTCATTATGCTGCTCCGCCGATAGAGGCGAGTAGTTGTGCGATATCTGGTTGAGGTTGACCAGCAGCAGGGGCCGCTCCGCTTTGTTGTTCTGGAGTTGGCTGCGAGGCAGGGGCGGGGGCCGCACCTGCTACTGGAACTTGTTGTTCAGGCATTGTTGGCGCTGGAGCCACTGGCTCCGGTGCAAATGCTTTGGCAATGATAGTTTCTAGTTGTAATCCTTTTTGTCTGCCTTGAATGACATCAGCGATTCTAGTAATGATTTGGCTTGGGTCTTGACCTTGGGAAGCAAGTGCGGGTATAGCTTGTGCATACTGAGCAACAGCAACACGAAGAGAATCACGCATTTCTTCAATGTCAACCCTTTGTTCTTCTTGTGTAACATTTAACTCCATTGGGATTTCTCGGCGGACATAATCACGGGATACTAACTTGTCGCTACGCATTTGTAGTAATGCAATAATGGCTCTGTTAGGATCCATTCCTGACATAATACCGTAGCGTACATCTACGCCATACTCGCCTTTAATATCACGAGATGGTGTGTACTTTAATGTATAAGGTGTGCCGTCATCGCTACCCTTAATTGTCTTTACCATATTACCAAATACTTTTTCATCTACCTCAAAGGATAGAGAAACCATATCTGTAAATAGACGAGCGAACTGTGCTTGTGCTGCTTTAACCTGTGTATCAAAGCCAGCCTGTAGTGCTTGCACACCACGACCAGTAACAACAGAGGCATCAATATTACCTGAGCGAGTTTCAGGATAACGAGCACCAACGCGAAGTTCACGCTCTAATACACCAGACTCTGTGAATACACCTGCTGGTAGTTCTAGTGGAACTCTACGAATACCTTGTGGATTAGCAGAACGCATAATTGCATCTGGTCCCAAAGCAAGTTCTTGTACATCTTGTGGAATAGCAATAGGTGCTTGAATAGATTTCTCAGCAGCCTGGATCTGTAATACTGCAAATCTTGCACGAGCTAGTTGAACTGCTAGTACATCATCAAACTGACCACGAGCCTCACCATCAAGGGAAGATCGCATAGCAACGTTGGCTAAACACTTACCTACTGGGTTAGGAACATTACCTAGAATTAGATTCTGGCGTTCTGGTAGGAAGATCATATCCTGATCTTTGTCGTGGTAGCGAACTAGAGATAAAGCAGGGGAACCTTGTTGCCATCTATTCTTAGGAAGAATAACATCTGCATACTCTGGGTATTGAGCAGCTAAGGTTTCTGCATCTGTATTAACAACTTGAATTAAAGAAACGCAACGACCATAACGGTCTAACTCTGGGTAAACACCAAAAGGATTTAATAGACGGATTCTTGGATTATTAGTTTCGTAATCCATCTCAATCATCGCTGGTAACATTCCATAGGTATTGAACCAGTCAGCACCTTGGTACATCTGGATCTGTAGATCAGATGAGGTTACATAGAAGTTAGCAATACGAGTTCTAGTATCAGCAGCACGGCGTTGAGTATCAGATACCATATTGGTAGCGGCACAGTTAAAGGATGGCAGTGGTGCCATTACCTCTGCTAAGTCACGGGCTGCTACATCTACGAAGTTAGCAACTAAAGGCTTTGGGTAATCCTCTGAGAACATAGATGGATATACCTTTGATATATCACCTTGGCGCACAGAAAGAACATCCCGCATCCGTTGATCACGGGCTGCATATCTGGTCTGTATACGACCAGCTTTAGCGATTACTTCTTTTGGAGTTAACAATTATTTACCTTACTTCTTTTTAGGTGAAGTTTTCTTTACTGCCTTTTTAATTGCTGTTTTTGGAGCAGACACTTTTTTTGATTGTCCAGTTAAGGCTGCCTCTGCACGCCCTACTGCTGCTTTTTTAATTTCACGCTTAGCAATAAACTCAGCACGGCGTGCTGTTCTTTCACGAGCAGGCTTTGCCTGGGCCATTATCAATTTTGCTGCTTTAGTCTTTTCAGCTTGGTTAAGTTTTACATCTGCTGATTTTGCATAGCTTCTTGCAGTTGCTCTAGCATCTGAATATACTTTTTGTGGAAGTGAAGCAATACGTAACTTACGAGCCTTACGCGCTCTGTCTTGATCTGATAGTGCCATTGTTTTCTCCTTAGATGAAAGTCTTGTCTTTTTGTAATAGTAGTTCGTCTATATTAATTACCATCCGTTTAGATTTTTCTCTATTGGATAGGAAAGGATTTTTCATATGGTGGTGTTGGTACTGACCATAGTTAATCATTTCTCTTGCCCTGATCTCGCAGAACCAAAGAGCCATAACCATATCGGTCTTGCCTTTAGTACTAGGTGACCAAGTAATCAACTGCTCTATTAGAGCCTTGACATTTTCAGTTTGATCACTAGGCAAATGAATCAGATTATCTCTGTGGTGTTTGCCATCGTGCTGCTTGGTACCAAACAGTGTGGACATAGAAGCCACACCGAATCCTGAGTCCCACTTATTGTTACCAGTATGATGCTCACGGAGTACAACTCCACGAGTGGCTAGATGCTGGCGTATACCTTCATCCTGCGTTAAGAAGGATTGAAAAGCGTTCTTCTCTACTATCCATTCGCTAGGCTTGTATAGCTCTGTCCAGTCAAATATTAATTGACGGATCTGCGCTGGAGTCGGTCTAGAGATCTTAATAGCATCAACAATGTAACGCTTATTGGTAGCACGATCAATAGCGTAGCAAACAGCAGCAGTGTCACCAACCATTGCAGGGTCCAGACCGCAAATATAACTGAAGCCTTGAGTATCTTTAGGATGACCTGGATAACCGGCATTTAATGCACCGCTCTTTCGCATACCATCAATAGATCCTCTAACACATACTGGATCAAATACTGCATCATCTGATATATCCTGTTGCTGATAAATCAAAGCCCAGGTTGAAGCATCCATTGATTGACGTTCGTTGAATAAGTTTCTACCAGACCAGCGAGGATATAGACCTTCCTCATTCTTGTCTGTGTCCTCTTGCCCATCAAAGGGCTGATCAGAGGCTGGCCATAAAGTAACCCACTGATCGGGGTCCTCATTGGCATCTAATAATGCTGGCATTGCTAGGTAGGTCCAAGGTACTAGACCACCAGGATATCTATCGGGATTACGTAATTCTTTATATAAATCCACGGAGGCTACACGGGTACCGATGATAATTAACTTGCCAGTAGGGTTAAGACGGGATCTAACATCCTGAGTTAACCACTTGATTTGTCGTTCAAAGTCATTTGCATTAGATAGAGTTACAGCATCATCTACTATAATCATATCTGCTCGTTTACCGTAGATCTGACCGCCAATACCAACTGCTTCTATATTGGGATCCTTCTCACTGGATTCACGCAACTCATCACCGAAGGTGACACGGGTTGCCTGCCAGGAGGCTGATTTAGATTTGAACCCTACGCCAGCAGCGTATGCTGCTTGTAGGTCCTCGTACATTGGGTGAGTCAGTCGTTGCTTGATGGCGTAGAGAAAGTCACCAGCTAATCGCTGGGTCTGGGAAACTATTAGAACTCTGAAGTTTGGGTTTTTACATAGTAGCCAGGTCACATAGTCAACTGTGATAGTAATTGACTTGGCGTGGTTGGGTGGAATGTTTAAAAGTATGCGGTTGTTATTTAGACCCTTCTCATACTTCATATTGGGATGAAGCCAGGATGGGTCATTACCCTCAATTACATCTACAAGATTTTGTTGATGGGGAAAGGTCTTGTTATGGAGGAAGCGATCTCTAAACTCTGCGAAGGTAAGGTCGTGGACATCGGATGAGGCGAAGCTCTTATCTCTAAGTCCTAGCCTAGTGCGATCCATTTTATCGGCGAAGATTTTATCTGAGCGCCGGTAGTACTCATAAGTCTTTAAGGATTTGCCGGCTGAGCCACAAGCCTGCTCTACCGTCATTCCCTCAGCCACGGAAGTAAGAATTATCCGCTTGGCTATATCTGCCGAGTTCTCGGCCATTTGACTCCTAGGACTGTTGGGTTAGCTCTGCAACTATAATTGCTGCGGCTATCTTGTTCTTAATTTCTTTTTGCCGTAATTCGGCCTGAGCGTTTTTACGCTCCCTGTAAATTTTGCCGTACTCGCGCTGCTTAATTTTCTTCTTCTCTAAATCTTTGTACATATCATCTCCTGTGGATAAACCTGTGGATAACCGCCCGGAGTAACAATTCTTTTTATACTAGGTTGAGGAATCATCATACTGGAAAATGATACACTACACCTGCTGCGAAGCATTGTCTGTAACGGTAGCTACGGCCTAACGGCCTAGCAAGTGAGGGGTAGAACCTTGCTCGCCCTTAGGGGGCATCGCGAAGGTTCCACCGTAGCGATGTAGGTCGTAAAACTAATACGGTCCGTTTTACTCCCCTACTATATATAAGGCAGGAAATGATGTCCATTTCTCGTTTTCTGGTAAAAAACTTTATATAATGTGGTACAGATCACGGATAAAGTATATCAAATCGGACATATGGGACATATACGGGGTAGCTTAACTTTATCAAAAATATTTATTTGGGGAGTATAGTAACCACCGCGTGCGGATTAAGCACAGGGGGGTCGGTTATGGCGAGCGCAGGGCGGTGGTGTGCGGGCAGTTGCTGGCAGTCGCTGGCAGTTGCGCCCGTATTGGTAAGGATCGGAGGGCTTGCTCTTTCCTCGGCGCTCTTAATTAATAACCTGCTCACCCGCTCACCCGCTACCGCTCACCCAATCCACCCGCTTACCCTTATCAGCTCCGGCCTAACCCGCTATCGGATCAGCTAACCCTAACCCTTACCGATCCGCTATTAGCGTGTGATCCGATTCACACCATTATCCTATTGCATAGGGTAGACACACCTATAATTTAAGAGTATAAATATCCCGTGAGCTAATCGGTAGCTCGCAATTATGGGAGGAATAAGTATGATCGCATTAACTCTAATCGCCGGCCTACTGTTGCCGGTGTATCTTTACGCTCTAATAGGTACCGGAGCTATAACCCTAACCCTATTAAATATTATCGGCGTAGTATTGATTAGCGCTCTAAGTGTTAGCGTAGTAATAGCTATCGCAATGCTATCTAAGGCCGGTAAGTAATGAGCGTTAGATCTAAACAGTTTACCCGCTTAATAGATACCAATACCGGCGAGCTTATGATTAGCGCCGATCTTACGCCGGCGGCGGTTAAGCGCTTTATTAAAGAGTATGCCCGTTACGGTTATGAATTAGCGGTAGCGTAATGGATATAGATAGAGCTAAACAGTTGATCGGTAACCAGGATAATCATAGCCTTAAGATGATGGTAAAGGCTCTTAATATGCTACCGGCGCTTAATACGCCAGAAGATGAGGAACGCCTAGCTGCTGCTAATCTTATTCTTAAACACCGGCGTTCACTTAAGGCCGCAATAAATAAAGGAGCAAGATTAGGATAGTGGCAGCTTATCGCCTATCCTTATGCTAGGGTAGGCGGTGGGATCCTACTATCGGGATCACTTAAACGGGAGGATATAACTATGAGCAACACACTAGAGCGCAAGAGTTGCGCCGATCTAATCGCAGGAGAGTTAAAGGATAGAGAAGAGCAACTAGAAGAGCTTTACGCATTAGTTGATGATGGTGATGATAATGCCAGGGAGCAGATCTACGAAATGGCTTACGGTATAGATCGCCGGGAGATTGTGCGGATAGTATGGAGCGGCGGCGGCCCGGCAGATTACTTAGAGATAATCCACAATGACGGGGAGATCTTAAAGGTAGAGTACCTTTATCAAGATTGGTACGATGGAGCAAGGCTAGATGTAGAAGAGGGATCTGCCGCTTATAGATACGCAGAAGAGATCCTAGAGATAGAGATGGCGAGCAGATGAGATCCCGCCGATATTACCTAACCCGCTCTATTGTGCGGGCCTTATTCTGGCTAGCTATCCTTGCCGGCCTTTACTTAATAAGCTCCGGGATCTGGTATACGCCGGGAGGGTATTGTGTCGGATCGGTAGAGAGTTGCTTTAAATAGTGGCGTATTATCCTCGCCGGCTTAATCTCCGGCGTGGGTAATCTGCTCCTAATAATAGGGCAGAATAGGGAGGGACAAAGTAATGCCTAAGTTAAAGAGTAAGCCCGTGTGTATAAATTGCGGATCTAATGATGCGCTATTTATTACGTTGCGTAATGGTGAGCGCTTGCCTAGCTACGTTATGAAGATAGGGCAAGGGATCTGGTGTAATGGGTGTAATGATAAAGAGAGAGAGGGAAGAGATGACTATAGATAAGAATAACGAGGGAGCGTGGCGCTTATCTGCGTTCGTGGGAGAGGGAGCGGGAGAGTATCTGCTAACCCGTACCTATTATTTTTACACTAAGCGGGAAGCTATCGCACAATTTAAGCAGGATATCAAGAGCGAGGGGGCGAGAGTATGAGCTTTAATGAGAGAGAGGGAGGGCAAGTAATGCGTAAGTGTATAGATTGCGATACACCGGTGGATCCTAGTGGCTTAATACGGTGTGATGAGTGTTTATTCTTATTCATAGTCAATTACAAGAGCGAGGGGGTGAAAGCGTGAGCGATACTACCGATCAGCTAAATAATCTTATTTTTAGCGGTGATGATTTTACCCTAGATGATCTTCAAGAGATTGTGGGAGATGGCGATCTAGCAGCTTATCTCTAAGTAGTGGCGTATTGTGCGAGCTTATCGGTATACGGTAGGCTCGCGTAATATCCTACTAACAAGAGTGGGAGAGGGAGAGAGCGAACGCTATCTCCTAATAAGAGAGAGAGAGAGAGAGTATGAGTAAGTGGACAGTATGGGTAGGCGGTAGCGAGGTTAATAGTCACTACTTAGACAAAGATCAATCTGAAAGTATCGCGCAAGCGTGGAAAGATAAAGGCTATGATGATGTAATAGTGGAAGAGGTGAAGTAATGAAGGCTACCCCGGCGATCTGTGGCGATCACTTAGTACCGATTAGTGAGTGTGATTGTCTAAGCTATATGAGAGAGGCAGCGAGTGCTGCTGAACGATTGATCCAATTAGCAAAAGAGAGAGAGGAGCTAACCAAATGAACATCTGTCAATTCTGTGGGTGGGAAGTAAGGCAGCTTGATTGGTATAACTTCTATAATCAAAAGCCTATATGTGATGACTGTAATATGGATATGTCCCTGGAAAGAGAGAGGGAGAGTGCGGTATGAGTAAGGTAAATGGATTTATTATTTTCAATCAAGAAACAGGGCAGAAAATGGCAACACTTCCATTAACTATCCCTATCAGCTCAACAATAGAAGCCTACGAAAAGGCAGGTCATAAGGTTAATTGGGGTTGGGAAAAGGGCGAAGATGAGTGAGCCACGCTACCTATCGGGAGATGATTACGCCCTGAACGGGGTTGAGCTGGATATTGTTAAGTGTAAGGAGTGTGCGGGCGAGTATGACTATGCTCAATACCATTCTTACACCTGCTCAGATTGTGAAGATAAGATGGTAGCGAGAGAGAGGGAGCGAGTGTGAAGATAACTAAGTACAGGAATGGGAGAGAGAGCTACGACTTCAAGATAAGTAAACAAGATATGGAGGGATTTATATCAGGTTTAGTTAATAGTGTAGTTAAAGGTGGAGTTAAACCCACATATTACTGGGTAAATTCTAAAGGTAATGAGTTGATTAAACTGATAGTGGAGGATGACAATGGGTAATATCGTAGAGTTATTTACTGAGCGTGAGAGAAGGATTACCTTCTATGAGGTGTCCGACAGTCAGGATATAGCCATATGGGGCGGAGAGAACCCGTCAGAGGCCTTAAAATGGTATCGCAATAGCCCTAACGGGAGCAAGATCAGGGTATCTGAGTGGCTTACAACTGAGGAAGATGCCAGACTTGTAGTAGAGGGAGTGGAGATAACCCCGCTAGTCCTTGCTACAATAGCTGACTGTATGGAGAGATGGAGTAAATGAAGAACACACAAAGATTAAAGACGGCAAGTAATCGGGCTGTTTACCAACGAAACTATCGCAGAGCAAGAGATAGAGCGCTAGCAAAGCTAGCCAACTTATACCCTAACAAGTATAAGGATCTCTTAGAAGAGGAGATGTTAGCTGATGAGCAGATGGGTAAGAAATGGCTTGATCTTGATGGCAACACTAAGTCTACTAACAGTAGGCCATAACAGTTTATTTCAACCACCGGTAGGGAGAATCCCTGACGGGGTAATAGAGAATAGGAAGGCAACGCAAGATGAAAAGAAACATAACAGGAAGCTCGCAAAAGACTACGCTTCGGCTGGTTTTGGGTGGCAAGGAAGAGAGTGGAAGTGCCTTGAGTCCCTTTGGACCCGTGAGAGCAGGTTTGACCACCTCGCAAAGAACCAACAAGGATCTAGCGCTTTTGGTATTGCTCAGCTCCTTAGAGAGAAAGATAGAAGACCTGAATACCAAATCTTGCGAGGTCTTAAATATGTATCTAAGCGATACTCCACACCGTGTAGAGCATATAAGTTTTTCCTCAAGCACAACTATTACTAAGGATGTGGTAGAGTAAGAGAGTTAGACTGGTTTTACTCTTTCTTCCAGTCAGCATAGGAGAGCCTCACTACCCTTCCAGTGGGGCTTTCTACTTTTTTCTAATCCAATACTGATTGTTAATAATTAAAGTTTCTATACTGTCCTTGTGGTGATCAACAAAGATAAGGATTCCAGGGCGAGGTGTCTTAGTTGGTGGAAGATCTCTTCCCCAAGTGTAATCATCAAAGGCCATAACACCGCCGGACTTTAGTAAAGGCCAAGACAACATAGCATCCATCAATACATTAGCTGTGGTGTGATCAGCATCAATATAAATAAAATCAAATGACTCTTTGAAGTTATCTATCTGTCTGATTAAGTATGAGGTAGTATCACTAACAACAGATACAGCAGGTAGATCCTTTACTTTCTCTTTGTATACTTGATAAACATCGCTGAAGTCCATCTCGGCGTGGCTTTGCTCATCACTTCCTTGCCAAGTATCAACATCAATTAACTTAGAGGTTGGGTCGGTGAGTATGTTGTTGCACATCCATACAGTTGCATCTCCTGTGAATACACCAAGCTGTAAGAAGCGAAGGTTAGGTTTACCTTTATACTCTGCAAGATAAGTAGTGAAGTTATCTTCAGCAGTAGACTTAAACCAATTAGGATACTCAGCCATTAGTTGTCCGTACTATAGAAGCCACTACCCTTGAAGGTAATAACTGGTGATGACCACAAGCGAGAGGTGGTCTGTTGGCAACAGGTAGGGATCTCTTCGGGATCAGAGAGAGTACGCTCAATAGTTAGCACACCACTACACACACTACATTTATATTCGTAGATCAAAATAGTATTCCATCTTCTAGCTTTAAGAACCCTACTAGTTTAGTACGACTAGATCTATTAGCAAACTCAGTAGTAATAGGTAGCCACTTATCCTCCCACTTAGGCTGAGGTATAGTAGATAAATTAAAACCCCAAATACCTTCAGGTGTGGCGTTGATATACCAAGGTGTAAGGGATCTAATACCTGCTGCCATAATTAGACCTTGGTACTTACTCTCTTCAATAAGTAGGTCAGGGTAGTGTGTCTTACGGGACTTCAATTCTATAAACATCTTATGTTCTAGTGATATACAATCCCAGTTATCAAACTCTTCCGACTTCTCTAGATCTGAGTAGTAAAACTCTTTAAGATAATCCAGTAGCTCTGGCTCTTTTAACTCTATCCCCAAGGTGTGTTGCCACCTAACTTATCTTGTAATCTACGCAGAGCAGAAATGCATCTGCGATCAGCAGTAGATGTAGCACACTCTAAGTATTGGCCTATCTGTTGAAGGGTAAAGTTATCGTGGTATCTCATCTGCAATATAGTCTTATCTTCTTGCTCTAATTTTAGAAAACACTTCTTAATATCTATTAGTATTGCTAGGAGATTGCCACCTTCAGCAGGGGTAGATTGTTTACGAGGTGTGCCATCGTTGATCATCTCTTGTGCTTGCTCTAATACAGTGCCATCAATAACGGATGCAATAACAAATGGTATTAGTTGTGCGATAGTTGCAGTATCGTAGAAGGCTTCATCGCTTATGTGATAGCCAGCCTTAGATGCTTTCTCTCTACGAGCATACCTCTCAGCTACACGCCTCATCTGATAGGCAATACGCTTCTCATTCTGTTCACGCTTGTTGGGATTCTCTTCGTTTAATAGATCAGTAAACTGTTGACCACGACCTATAGCCCATAGGTAGCACTCTTGTTTAACATCTTCTCTATCAACCCATCCTTTAAACTTACGGACAATAACATTAGCCACACTAGGCACTAAGTCTTTAAAGGTTGGATGTAATTCAGGTGTCATAATCTACCTCGTAGATACTCATTTAAAATAATTGCATTAAATTTTATATCAGTGGCCGTTATGAAATATGCTTTATCTGGGTCACGATAACTAGCATCCACGCTGGGGGCATCTCCCCTAAGTTCATTCACAAGTTTTTCAAACTCATTCACTGTCATTCTCCCCCTCAAGAAAACGAATTACATTTTCTAATGGAACTCCGCGCTTTTCAAATGAACCCATTGCTGAGTTACACTTAAAGCAAAGCAACCCACGAACCTCACCTGTTATGTGGTTATGATCTACCGCTAATCGGTATATCTTTCCACCACGACTGGAAGTTTCTGGTTGCTTACAGATAGCACAAACTCCACCTTGCGCTTCGTGCATAGCATCATATTGCTCAACAGTTAAACCAAACTGAGCAAGGTTACGTACTCGTTCTCTGTCAGGGTTTCTTGATTTCCATTTATAAATATAACTTTTATGTTTCTCTGGATCTTTTGCACGCTTATCGCGTGCTTCCTGAACCAAACGCTCTCTGTGTTTAAGGTAATAGCGTTGCTGTCTTGTTAGACCATCGCTCATTTAGTGTCCGGAACTTCCGGCCACTTGTTATCCAACACAAGGATAGCAATAGCACAGTAGTTAAGTAGATCTATATATGAATCTCTTAAGGATTCGTTGGATGGTTGTACTCCATTATCTAAAAGATTATTGATCCTCGCTGTTTTATCCCACATACGCACTCTTAACCCATTGATTGGACCACCAGGTGAGCCAGCTATATTCTTTGGACCGTAATCGTGGTGCTTAGACAGAAGTAAATTACCTGCTGCATCTAGTACTTCCCACATATCAGCAGCAAACTTATTGTCTACGACCTTATCGGCTTTGGTTTTATTTGGAGAGTCCCAGTTTCGTAGTCTATCAAAACCACTTCCAGTCCCAATTCCGTTAACCAGACGGCGAGTTCCGTCAGCTCTGAGTTCTTCATACATTAGGCACTCCAATTACTCGTCTAGTTTCTTCAATTCCCTTGGCTAAGTATAGGTCATTAAGATCTAAACCAGGTGGCAACGACACGATGGTTGAGTTCATTACCTCTGATGCTACTCTTCTAGAAAACTCTGCTCCTGGATTAGAACCATCCTCTTTAATATCATTATCACCAATAATAAATACCTGTCCATAACCTGAAAACATCTTAGTAAAGTGTGGCTTCCAAGCTGCTACTCCAGGTACACCAACTGCTGGTAATCCCAGTACTGATGAAGAGATGATGGTATCTAACTCACCTTCACAGATAGCCACATACTCAGATGAAAGTATTAGATCAGATACATTATAGAGATGACCCTTCTGCCCAGTAGGTGCGCCATACTTAGGCTTGCCATCATCTAATCTTCTAAACTTAAAGCCTACGCATATACCCATTACTGTTAGATAAGGTATAGATAACCAACCCTTATGATGACTATGCTCCGGTAGGAAATCTCCTACAGTTCCAAGCATATGTGCATCAGCTATCTCCTTAGAGATTCCACGATCTGCGAGAAACTTTATTGCTTCTTCGCTGAGATCCTTGTTGTATTGAGTGGCCGCTTCCAGCGATGATTTCAATTGCACGGGCGAGAGCATCTTTAAACTCCAAATTCTCTTTGATACTGACAATATTTACTGCGTTGCCACCCTTACCGCAGGTATGACAATACATAAGATTCTCGTAGGTATTTAGTACTGCTGACCTGCGACTATCGTTATGCAAACAACACTTAACTGATACTGCTCTACCTTCTCTTACCTCACCGCCATAATGGGCGATGATCAATCCTATGGGGATTGTATTTGCATCAGTGGAACCCTTGTACCTTCTCTTCTTGTCCACCCTGGACCAGTCTTGTGCTGACAAGAGCAATCTCCTTTACACTTTTTATGTAGAGCCTTAGCTTTCTTATAACTATCTTCAAGGTTCTCTTGCCCTGCAGACCTACAACTTAGACAAATCATACCCGTTCAACCTCTGCTGTAGGACCCATAATAAACTCGTCATACATTCTGTTATCACCAGTTTGATACAACTCCTGAGCCTTAGATATAGCCTCTTGTTTATTAGCAGCATCTACCCATACGTTGACTCTACGTCTTAGCACTAACTTAACTTTGTATTTTCTCATCTGTTTCCTTAGGTCTTGGTATCTTTGTTGCCGTTATTTTCCCCCATTTTTTATGAGATGGCATATAGGCTTTTCTACCTGCTCTTATTGGTCTTCGTTTCCAAGTCCCAATACCATCATATAAATCAGTACTCGTTCTTCTCATATAAAGATTCCTCTTTGTATGCCTTCACAACCATATCAACAATTTCAATTGCGATTACGTTTGAAAAGCCACCCATCATTGCTCTCATACCCACTTTTTCTACAAGTTCTTTTGAATATCCATTCGGATTACTAAGGGTGTATTGAGTTTCCTCATCCAGATCATCCCAAGTTTCCATTTCAATCCAAGCTTTATTGAATTTAACTGGTGCTTCTTTTTCTTTATTCATTGCTTTTCTCCTAACCATTGTTGTAGATTTTGTATTACCCAGGCTTGTTCTATTGGAGCGTTCCTGCGCTTAAATAAAACAAAAGATAAAGGCTTGTTAATACCACGATGCTTAGCATAATTCTCTGCTTCAACCTGTGCCTCATTCCAGAATGTCTTTAGGTCTAGTGTCTTAGTATTCTTTAGTTCAAAGATGTAGGTTTCTCCAGCAATCATAACTACTAGATCACCTTCATCCTCCTTGCCTGATAAGCGTAAGCGTTCAGCCAGTACACCCATCTTGCGAAACCATTTCATTGCATCTATCTCAAAGGCTGCGCCCTTTTGTTTATTATACTTAGCCGACATCTAGTATCGCATCCCGTCTATACATACGACCCATTGCATCATCATCAGAGATCTGACATACAGCATAGTTAACGAACAAAGTGGCGAACTCTGATCCATCTGCTGTGTGTGGACCAAACCTATTCTTAACAGGTGCAACCCTTAGCATCTTCTCTACTGGATCATAACCGAGAGTAATGATCAAGCTAGGTAGCTGGCTCACCTTACCGTGAATTGCTCTACGGGCAGGTGGCATATTGGGTTTGCCATACTCACTCTGTTCGCTAACGTGGTGCAGTACTAGAACACAAGCCTCTGTTTGTCTTGCCATATCGTGCAGTTCAACCATTATGGCTCGTAGTCCAGCCCATTCATTGTCGCTTTCAGCAGCCACATTCATTAGGTTATCAATCACAATCAACTCTGGTGCAATTCCAAAGAGTTCAACATAAGCCTTGATCTCTAACTCAATATCATCTAGTGATGGTGATGAATCAAAGACCCACTGTATGTTAGACATCTCTCCAAGAAACCTATTGTAATAATGACGGTTATTATTTAGGTTAGTTTCCACCAGAGTTTGACCGTGACCTGATAGGTGAGAGGCTGCTCTCATCATCACAGTTGCTGTATCAGTATCGGCTGAGAAAAATAATGTAGGAACATTTGCTTTGATCGCATAGATTAATGCGAACATAGACTTACCAGCGTTTGGTGCAGCAGCCACCATACATACCTGACCTCTGCGGAACTTCATATGCAATGAAGCAACAGACTTCCACACATCAGGCAGTGGCTTAGCATTAGTGGTTGACCCACTCCAAGCCCTAGATAAATTAAGCAACTTCCTCTTCCTCTTCCAGTAATACAATCCTTCTTTTCATACGGATTCTTCTACGCTCCGTAGGAGCAAGTCCTCCCCATATGCCGTGAATTTCTTTGGCAATGCCCCACTCAGCACACTCAGCTAAGTGAGGACACTTACCGCAAATACTTTTTACTATTGCTATGTGAGTTTTATCTTCACCTTTGTCCGGATAAAATAACTCTGGTGAAGTTTCTCTACATAGTGGGTTCTCAAAGTTATAAGGAACCCGCATAAAGCTAACGAACCCAGACGGTTTCGCACTTATCTGCAGCACCCTTAGGTGCAGCACACATCCAACCTTTCCAAGGACCCTTCTGACCAACGCCAGAACGGAATGACATAGTGCCGTGCTTACAATCAGGAGTATCTCCTGCTGGTACTGCAACTGCTGTTGCACCCAGTGCTTGCTTGGCATAGGCAACAGATGCTGCGCCATTAGATTGTGGTGTAGCACCAAGTGCTTTACCAGTTGATGATACTAGTGTCGCTAGGTCAGCGATAGTAGTTAATGATGCTTCAAGATCTGCTTGATCTTTTGCATATAGATTTACAAGAGTTCCATCAGATAACTTATAGTTAACCTGAAACTTTGTTGACTCAGATGCAGCCATTTATTTTCCTCCAGTTTGTTTTATTGTTAAGCGAAGTGAATCAGGTGCTTCCTTCTTTGGTACGAAGCCAAGCAACTTTTCTACCTCTGTTGCATCAACAGTACTCCTGCCGGAAACTGTTGTCCAACTTACCTGGATACCACTAGATGTAGTTCCAAGTAAACCTTCAAAGCTAGTGCGTAAAGAATCTTTCTCTTTCTCTAGCTCTTTGATCTTGTTATCTAACTGTAAATAAAGTAATGCGTTCTTGTCAACATCTGCATCCGCAATGACCTGTTCGTCAATTGCGATACGTTCTTTTTTTAGACCAACGCATCCCATCTCACCAGACTCATCATAGTATTTACAGTAACTCTTACAGAAACTTTGATCACGCTCTGGCTCTGGTGCTTCCGTTGACTCCTTGATAGCAGCCAACCAGTTCAATGCTTCCTCTGCAATAGCTGGATCATATGGTTCAGAATGAACCTTAACATCTCTCTCATCACCATCACGGGCAATGGCTACAAGATTAACATTACGAGGTTTCCCCTTCCCCGACTTGTCAAGCAGATAGCCATACACCTGCACTTGCCAGCGCTGTTGTTGCGATGGGAAGTAGGATAGATTCTTAACCTTAACGGTTTTCCAATCTATCACATCTCCAGTTTTAGGTACGAATAAATCTATGTGGGCTTTCATACCGTTGTATTCAACCTCTGTTTCAACCCAGTACTTCTCACCTTTAGGATCTGCTACACCGATAGCATCCTCAATAGCAGCGTGGATAGCAGTACCCATAATGGCAGCGAGTTTCATCTCATTGTCATTGGTTTCAGGTTGATCGTTAAGACGATACCAAACCTTACGCCGACATCCACCTAACTCCGATGGACCAATCTGCGCTTGCTTAGACCTTGCTCTACTGGCATCCTTAGCTCGCAGTACTTCTAGTAATAATTCTTTTGGATCAGTCATCATCTGTTAACATCTCCTCTATTGACTCAAGGTTTTCTTCTACAGTTGTTTCTACATCATCGCCAAAATTGTCCATAATATGATTTGTTATAGCCCAAGTTAAATTATCTATAGATTTTAAAACAGAATCAATAAAAATCTGAGGCCAATCATCACCTCTTAATTTTAAAGATTCTATTAATGCAATTAACTTTGCCTCTTCATAATCTGGTTTTTTATTAATACTCAAATCCATTAGTCCTCTTTCATATGCCTCATTAAGTGCGAACTGTAATGTCTTTTCCATAATCAAATTCTATCCTGAGTTACAATTTGTACTGGGAGGCCAGTGTTTACATCAAAGCGTGTTGCACAAAGGATTGCTTCCTCAGCAAAATCCTCTGCTAGTTCTAAGCCCCAGGGACCAGATGCTCTTTGCTTACAAGCGTATAGATAACCGGTAGCAAACTGACCACCAGAACCTATAGCGTATAGATCTGAATCATTCTGAATAAATGACATATCACAAGCTATATGAAATAGATTTCCATTAAAAGATATTAGGTAGTCAAAGCCACCATCTTTCTTATCAACATTAGCCCAGTCATAACCACCATCAGTAAATGCTTTGATGATAGATGGAATTACTTTCCTACCCATATGTTGTACTGGATCATCGCTACCTTTAAATGCAGGTGGCTTCCAGTTGTAAGAAAGAATATCTCCTGGTCTAGTATCACCAGTAATTCCTATTAGATACTTACCGACTTCAACTATCTTTGGTGTAGCTGTTGAGATAGTGCGTAAGTTATC